TTAACGGCCAAACAGGCGCATAATCAGGCGGATGCCGAACAGGGCGGCAAAACCGACTACGATTAAGGCCGCGCCTTCCTGAACGTCGGCAAAACCGCCAGTGATGGCGTTTTTGATGCCTTCGGCCAATGCGGCGTTAGCAGTCATGGGGAGAGCGGCCATTACGACCAATGGAGCGGCATAAGCCGCAGTTTTCAGTTTTTTAATCATTTTCATGATTTTTTTCCTTTGTCATAGGTTTTACCGTTTTCACAAGGCAAACGGCCAGCCCAAAAACTTTACGCTACAAACCTTTGATGTGGTTTCATGATGTAGGAATAGTGCTTTTCCTTGCCTTTTTCGCCGACGGTTACGACTTCGTAAACGTTGCAATCTTTAATATCACGGCCAAAGACAAGGGATACTTCCCTAGGAGTCATCAATCTTTCTTTTTTTGGCAAGTTCATGACTTATCCCCCGGCTTAATTTCGCGCAGATGGTCAACTACGCGGATGATGTTTTTGCCTTTTTTGGCTTCGTGATAAGCCACGTCAACTTGCACAGGGAGCTTTCCTTTCAGGTGCAGCAATTCTTTATGGCGTTCCATCGGGCCGAATTCGAGCGTAAAACTGTCTACGCCAAATTCGTTTTTAGAGCCTTCGTAAATCGGCATATCGCAATCAATACGGCAATAGTCGTATTCGATTCCGTTGTCGGTTTGGCCTTTGTTCCAAGATACTTTACGCAGTGTCATTAACATAATATTTTCCTTTCGTTAGGAGGTTTGAGATTCGGCAGATGCCCGAAGATTAAGCCTTCAAAAAGCTATCGCCGCGTTTAAAAATCAATGTGCTTTGTTCATTTTTACCCATGATTTCGCAAGGCAATGAGGCACGCCATGCGCCCTTTGCTGGGCGTAGGCTACATATTCGTCGGATTCTTCATATTTTTTCCTTTCTTCATTATCAAGAAAGATTGCCGCTTCCATGAGTTTTTTGCGACTGTATTTTCTTCCGCGTAGTTCTATTTCCCTATCTGTCATTTTTCTAGCTTTTTGAGCGCGAAACTTACCGCTTAATTCAAATTCATATAAGTCAAGCGGATCACGCGGGACATGACCTGCCTGGTGTATGTAATCGCGGTACAGATAGGCACAGTCAAAAGCCTGCTTTGCCAAGCGTTTGGGCATTTCTGTTTGTTGGCTTTTAAGTGCGGTTATTATTTCTTTGTCGGTCATGCCCATTTCTTCATACATGACGACGGCACGGCTAACCTGCATTGATGCGTACTTTCCCACATGGGCGATTGATATTTCTCTTTCTTTTTCAATGCGTTCAGGCTTGGACGGCGCGTGTCCGTATTGGGCGAACAGTTGCCCGAATACGGGATAGCAGGCGGTCAGGTATTCGCCAGCCGCTATCAAAATATCAAGCGGAATGATGATGTCCCTTGCCCTAAATTCGACTTCGGCGCGAACCCACGGGCTTAATTCGTCGCCGAGCTGTTTGCCTTTTTCATAGATGCGGGCAAAGCGGGAGGCATTTTTGCGCGAGCCGACATAAAAGGTTTTGCCGGTGCCTTTGTACAGTTTCCAATCGCCGCCCACGCATTCGCTGATGGGCTTGGAGCGGTGCAGGGTATAGCCGCCGTCTTCCCAGTCTTTTAGGGCTTGTTCGCAGGTGTATTCGCCGTTCAGAAAATCATGGGCTACGTCACAACGACTGATACGAGGCTGTTTTGCGCGTTCGGTCAGGAATTCGTAAAGTCTTGATTCCCAACCGTCTTTAGCGGCTATGAGGCCTTCGCCCGTAAAGTGCAGACATACGGTGTCTTTGTTTTTTCTGCCGCCGACGGCTACGAAGCCGTAGTTATGTTCTTCATCGCCAAGCTGGTAGGATTTTTCGTAAAAATTCCGACCGCCTTTGTTTTCATAGCTGATGCCGTAGCCCATTATTTCGGCCAGTTCGACGGAGCAGTTCGCTGCTATCTCTTCGTAGGAGCCTAATTGGTCATCCCTGATAAATGTGTCTTCATGCAGGACTACGGTCAGGGTGTCTATAAAGCCTGCCTGTTGATTCCCGCGTTTTAGGATTATTTCTTTCACTTTGCCGTTCATCATCACCAGATGAGCGTAGCTTTCGCTTACAGCACCCCCCGTGTTACTCATGGGGGCTGCCTGAAACGGCAAGCATCCGTTCGTTCTTTCTGTCATTTTTGATGATTTTGGCATTATTTCCATTTTCCTAGCTTCCTCTAGCAATCCTGCCCGCCGCCGCCGCCGCGCAGGCGCGGCATGCGGCATGCGGGCTAGGATTGCTAATGAGTTCATTAACTCTTTTTTTAAATTATTACACCAAATAACACAAAAGCGCAAGAACTATTTAACTTTGTAGCTAAATAGCAATAGAATTTAAGAACTCAATAACTAATAGAGACAAAAATGACAAACCAGAGAGCAACATACAATATAAAAATGGAAAAAAAGCTAAAAATGGAAAGACTTGCGATAGAAGCAAGTCTAAAAATCGGAAGAACAATTAAATGGACTGAACTAATGGACGTCTTAGTAACCGAATTCAGCAAAGACGCTCAAGAAATGATAATTCACCGAGAAAAAGAAAAAAAATGAGAGATAAAACGCTATGGCTAATCTTTGAATCTACAAAAATAATTCTGTTAGGAATTATTGCAATTTGCTTACTACGCATGAACGAAACAAAACACGACACACCCATAGAAGCAGAACTTGTAGAAATGTGCGGCAATCAACCATGCCAAAAATAGCGAGCATCCGCACGTCTAGCGAGCATCCGGACGCTGTTTTAAAATAGCCTTATGAATTAATCATAAGGCTTTGTTTTATCATGCGTTCCGCTTCGCAATGGCTGGATTTGTTCAAAACGTACAAACCGCTTTATTCAGACTATGCGCTTGCCCGCCATTGGGGCGTTTCGACTTCGCACATTTCCCAATACCGAAAAGGCCGTATGAATCTGCCGCTTGCCTTCATGCTGGAAATCGCAGAAACCTGTAACAGGCAACCGCTTGAAATCATTGTTTCTTTGAATTACGAAAAAGCGCGAGAACGCGATAAAGAGGGCTTAAAAGACGTTTATTTTGAAGCGGCCAAAGAAGGGATTTGTAATGAGATGGCCGCCAATGCAGGCAGGGGCTGGAGGCCTAAAAGGCGTTACTACAAGTAGCGAGCATTTGATGTTGCGCATAATTATATATCTATGTGTAATTTACCGTCTGTTCAGGCGGTTTTTCTTTTTTTTTTCGGCCACCGCTTCGCGGCCGGGCTTGCATCCTTCGGACTTCGAACTAGGGTTGCTACGCTGGTCAGTGCTAATCCCTTGTCCCTTCGCTCATTCTTCGCTGCGCACTCCGTTTGCTCCCACTAACCCACCCTTTGCATGGATCTTTCAGACGGCCTTTATGCCGCCGTTTTTTTCAGATTTATCACGGAAGGGGATTTCTTCCGCAAAAATCCCGAAACAAAACGGCGACGTTTCCGCATAAAGGCCGTCTGTAAGCTTCATGCTTCCTATGCTCCGCGCTTCGCTTGGTACGGCGCGCCTGCGGCACGCTACGAATGCTTCGCATGGATTGGTTGCGCGTTGTTCCAACGCGCCCGAAACGCAACCGTTACCCAAGGAAACGGCATCTTCCTCATGGGCGGCTTTGGTTCGGGCTTTTGGCCGCAGGGTAATCCGCCGCTTCAGTCCGTAAAGGGGGTATTCGTAAAGACGAGATAAGGCGTTTCGTCTTTACAAAGCTTCCCCCTTGACGGCCTTACGCAGCGGCTTACTGGTGCGGCACGCCCTACCCAAAGCCGCCCATTCCGGAAGATGCCTGAAATTTCCGAGGCGGAAAAGTTTGCCTTTCTCCGGGACGGTTTGCCCACCGCTAACCAACCCTTCCAAAAGAGGCCGGACAGGGCGGTGATACCAACCTTTGTCATAGGAGTTTTGAAATGGAAAAAGTAACTATCTCTAAAAAAGAGTATGAAAATTTGAGAAATATCGCTGAATCGGCACGCGCTTTAAACGACTTCTTCATACCGAAAGTAAACTACGGGGCGAGTTTTTTTGATGGTAAGGCATTAGAGGCATTCAATAATTTTTCAACAGAAATAAAGAAAGAAACCAAAAATGTGTGAAGATTTAAAAGAACCGATTGTATTTAAAACGGCTGAAATTCGTGTAAAAGTCGAAAGTTACTTAAATGATTTAGAATTCTCCGACATCCTGCAAACATGCGAGTTTTTAGGCTACCTGGACGGAATACACGAAGCGGGCGGAATCAATAAGCGGGGCTATGAGTTTTACCATACCTTGGCTATGAGCCGATTCAAAAATTTAGAATGGCTGATGATACAAAATTCGGAAAGTGAAAATAAAGAATTTGTAGAATTAACCGAAACTCTAGACTTTAATCCGCCCGAAAAAGAAAAGTAGTTAAAGCCCGAACCTGCCCGAAAGGGCAGGCGGGGCGACCCACCCAAGCAGCCACCTTTACACGATTTGAATCCCGCCATTTTTTTCGAATTTATCACGGAAGGGGATTGCTTCCGCAAAAATTCCGAAACAAAATGACGATGTATCAGATTCAAACCGTTACAAGACGGCCGCCACCCACCCAATAATAAACAGGAATTTAAAAATGACACCGAACAACGAAAAAACAAAACGAATTGAGATTTTAGAGATAATGGCAGATATGCTAATTACCATATATAAAGAGCGTTCTAAAATACCTGAAAACGTGGAAAGATACGCAAAATTCAACCCTATAAAATGCATTGGTTTAATCTCAACACGAAAGGAAATGCCCGCAAACAGCAAAATTATTGGCGAAATTATGGAAAAAATCGACAATCCCGATGATTTAGATTTTGAACGCCCCGCAAATTTGGAAGAACAAGGAGCATTTGATTTAAGACTATATAAATCGCCATACCTCAACAAATAAAAACAATAAGGCCGTCTGAAAGTTTCAGACGGCCTTTCTTATTGTGCCGATGGCCCTTTTGAATAATCAGGCAGGAGAGTCAGTTTATCTTTTCCACCCATCACATAAACCCCACCCCCGCCCGTATTCGCGTCAGATTGCGAAATGCGGGCGTTTTGGCCTTCGGCCATGCCTACCCCTTCCCGCCTGTACGGATTGAACGGAAGGCCGTTTTCTGCCCAATCGCGGCAGGTTTCAGGCTTGATTGAGACTTTCGTCCCAAAATCGGTGTAGCAATCGCAGCCTTTACGGCCTTTGATGCAGGCGGCCACGCTTTCCATTCTGTTTACACTTCTTATTCCGTCATAGATTGGCGCGGTTTCGGGCATGCCCTCAACGCGCGGCCGATAATATGCCTCCGAGAATTCGGGCACGGACGCGGCCGCTTCAGGCAACGCCGAAGGCAGAGCAGATGAGGGAAGGGCGGGAACGTCTACCAAATCGACTAATTCAGCCTCTACGGGAGCAGACGGCTGCAATGGTTGAGAGTCTTTAACCTGCACAACCTCTTCTTTTTTCGTGCCGGGATTGGCCTTTTCGTACATGCGGCCAATCCACGGCACGCCGAAGTAAAGGAGCACCGCAAGCAAGAAAAAAACGATCCAAAATACTTTTGGTATCTTTTTCTTGAATTTGATGTGTTTGCTGGCCGATTTGTAATACTTAAAGGCTTCCTTCGGCGGCTTGTAAAAAGACTTGGTTGTACTGGCAAAAACTTGAGGCGTTAAGCTGTCTTCGCAGCGGTAAAACTCATATTTGTATGTGCCTACAACCTTGCGCTCAAGATGGATATGGCGGCCTACAAGATTACGAACGTATTTATCCAACATAGTGGGATGCTGGGTCATGAGTATCAGGGTAAAGCCGTTATGCCTCAATTCTTTCAGCGTTTGAATATAGGGCGGAGGCTTTTGCGCCGAAGAACGGACGGGATAGGTGTAGTCCGCTTCGTCTACAATAACCACCGAGCCTTCAGGTACGATTTCATTCAGCGGGGCAGACTGCAATTCTTCTTCGGTCAGTTCGTGGGCTTTGAATTTGCGCGTATCCAAGCCGTCTATATGACAAAAATAGAGCGGACGATCTATTTTTGTCCCATCTTCCGCCTCCATCGTAAACAGGCCGTCTTTGTTACTCAAAATCATATCGACGGCCATTGATGTTTTACCCGTTCCAGGCGTGCCAGTAATCAGATAAATCATCAACTGCCCCCAATCGTCATTTTAGTAAACGAATCGACGGCCAATAATGCCCCCCTAATAGCAATGGCCGAGAAAATAATCTCTATGCCGAACTCAAACCCGCCTATATTGAGCAGGTCAAGCAAAGCGGCGGGAAGCTGATGATAGCCCTGATAGAAATAGTTTTTCATTTCATCAATGCCCCAGCTTGACACCTTATAGACCGTCAAGCCGATTCCTAAGGCAACAACAAACTTTACTATCATTGCCCGCACAACCCACGAGGCAATAAAACCGATGACGGGTATTAAAAACGCTGGCAT